TACGGGCCAAGTTGTTATGGCTCAGACTTTTACAACCGGCAGTCTTGCTGGCGGAGCTTCCGCTGCAAATGAGACTACTGTAGTTATTCCTGCTAACTCTCAAATTGTTGATATCGTAATAGATTGTCCCACCGCTATGGGCAACGCTACGGCAGTATTTAGCATTGGTGATACTGTTGGTGGCAACGCTACGTTTATCAATGCCTTTAACATTACAGTTGCTTCCGGCGCAGGTCGAAAGTACCCCACCACTCAAGCTGGTGGCGCTCTTGCTTGGGCAGATACTGGCACTGCGGATAAGAAGCTGACTTGGACTACCACCGGAGCTACTGATGCCGGGGAAATTAGAGCGACTGTTCTGTATCAACAAAACATTAATCTCGCCTAAATTAGGTTATTAACCTTTAAACTAGGAGATTTAAATGGCTGATACAGTAACGACTCAAATAATCCAAGACGGGGCACGTCAAGCGATCATTAAAGTCAACACTGCTGTGGGTAACACCGATGTAGTAACGTCTACGATGGTGGATGTGTCTACGTTGAGTGCAGACCCTGTTAGCAGGAGAGCCTGTACTGGCGTGACTTTGCTGGGACTTACTTACCTTGGTGTGGGTGTTGGGGTCAAACTAGAATGGGATGCTACGACTAACGTCCTTCTATTTGACTTCCCGGTTAATTGGACAGAGCAGTATGACTTCTCTGACTACGGGATACCCAACAACTCTGGTTCTGGTAAAACAGGAGACATAGTAGCGACTACTGTATCTCCTAGTGCTGGTGATACTTACTCTTTTATATTTACTGTGCAAAAGCTCTATGGCTAAGAAAAAGGGAACTATGAAAGGCCACACCATTAAAGGTGGTCATAAGCGTCCAACTAAGTCTGGCGCAGGTATGACCAAGAAGGGTGTGGCTAAATATCGTAGAGACAACCCCGGCTCTAAGCTAAAGACAGCCGTTACTGGTAAAGTAAAGAAGGGCAGTAAAGCAGCAAAACGTCGTAAGTCTTTTTGTGCGCGTTCTGCTGGGCAGATGAAACAGTTTCCAAAAGCAGCTAAAGACCCTAATTCTAGGCTGCGGCAAGCCAGAAAACGGTGGAAGTGTTAGTGCCTAGCAAGTCCAAGAAGCAGCACAAGTTCATGGCAGCGGTGGCTAATAACCCAGAGTTTGCCAGTGAAGCAGGCGTCCCCCAGAGCGTAGGGCGCGAGTACATGAAGGCCGATAAAGGCCGTTTTGCGGGAGGTGGTCTGATGCAAGAAGTACCTGAAGATAAGAAAAGTTCCTTGGGCAAACTACCTGAAGGTGTGCGAAACAAAATGGGGTACATGGCCGAAGGCGGTAACGTCAAAGGTATGAAGAAGTGTCCCCGTGACGGCATAGCGCAACGTGGAAGAACACGAGCATGATGAAGTGTAGAGGTATGGGTAAAATGAAGCCCGTAGCCTTGAAGAAAGGTGGGTCGGTTAAAGATGCGTGCTACAACAAAGTGAAGTCGCGCTATAAAGTCTTTCCATCCGCTTATGCTTCTGGTGCTATAGCTAAGTGCCGTAAGGTCGGTGCTAAGAACTGGGGAAACAGTGGCCGTTCGTAAGACAGAAAAAGGCGCAGCGTTAAAACGCTGGTTTAAGGAGGATTGGAAAGATGTCCGTACTGGTAAAGCGTGCGGGCGGAAGAAGGGCGAAAAGCGTGGTACACCTTACTGTAGGCCCAGTAAAAAGGTTTCTAGTAAGACCCCTAAGACCTCTGGAGAGATGACCGCAGCAGAGAAAAAGAAGCGGATAGCCCAGAAAAAACGGTTGGGGCAACCGGCAGGTAAGCCTAGAAGAGTAGAGTCTTTACGAAAGAAGAAAAAGAAAGTTGCTAAGAAAAAGAAATGATTACTTGGACTGAACGTAACGACATAGTTGAAGAAATAAAAGAGTGGTCAAAGCATACTTTAGAGGTTAGCAACCCAGAATTTAACAATTTACCCCCGTGCCCATATGCAAAAGCAGCGTGGCAGGAGAGTAAAGTAGACATAGTTTTTAAGTTTGAGGCTGAAGATTACAAAAGACTGTACATGGCGCTCCACAACTGGGACGACAGAAAAGACTTAGTAATCATAGCGGATACGGAGTTCATAGAAGATCAAGACGAGTTTCATCAGTTTGTAGATAGCATAAACGAAGCCATCGCAAACAACGTGTTTAGAGACAAAGACATGTGGGTTATGGGTTTTCACCCAGAGGATGAAGCTAACGAGTTGTTCGACGAGGGGGAGTTTGAACCCCAAGCAGATACTGAATACGCATTATTGTTTGTGCAGCGGTTATCCAAGTTAGAGAAAGCCGCAGAGAAATTAAGACCTCTTGGTTATTACGATAAGTATTTTCAAGAGTATGATGTAGCTGACATGTACGAACTTCGTACAAACTTTTACAGGAGACTACAAGATGAAAGGTGCTAAAAAGAAAGGCCCAAAAGGTATGCGCGGTGGCGGCATGGCTAAGAAGAAAGGCCCAATGGGCTTTAAAAAAGGCGGCAAAGCCAAAAAGAAAGCAGGCATGAGACGCAAGAAGAAGTAATTTATGGCTACCTCGGGAACTGCCACATTTAATATGGACTTCACGGAGATCGCTGAAGAAGCGTGGGAACGTGCTGGCCGTGAGATGCGTTCGGGATATGACCTGCGTACTGCACGTAGGTCTATGAACCTGCTTACTATTGAGTGGCAGAACCGTGGCATCAACATGTGGACTATCGATGAAGGCACTGTCAACCTTGTGGAAGGAACGGCGACGTACGCTCTACCGGCAGACACCATTGATTTGCTTGAGCACGTTGTACGTACTGGTAGCGGTAATGTTACTACTCAGTCTGATCTCAACATTACGCGCATAAGTGTATCTACTTACTCTAGTATCCCTAACAAACTTTCTCAGGGACGCCCTATACAACTGTATATAGACAGAGGCCAAGCAAACCCCTCAGTCACTGTATGGCCCGTCCCAGATCAGGGTACTGCGCTTGCCCCTTACTATATTTTAAAGTATTACCGCATGCGCCGTATTGAGGACTCGGGAACGGGTGTGAACACCGCCGATGTCAACTTTAGATTTTTGCCCTGCCTAGTTGCAGGGCTTGCGTATTATATAGCGCAAAAAGACCCAGAACTGATGCCTAGAATACCTATGATACAAGCAGAGTATGAAAGGCAGTTTGAGCTAGCGGCAGGAGAAGACAGAGAAAAAGCTTCTATTAGTTTAGTACCTCGTAGCTATGGCGTGAGGTAGACATGAGTCAGAGATTTGCCTCGGCTCAGAACGCAATAGCGATATGCGATATTTGCGGGTTTCAGTACAAACTTAGAGAGCTTAGACAACTAATTGTAAAGGGGAACAAGACAAACTTAAAAGCTTGTCCCGAATGTTGGAACCCAGACCAGCCACAAAACAGGTTGGGGGAGTTTCCAGTAGATGATCCACAGGCAGTGCGTGATCCTAGATCAGACGCTGCGGAGCTTGCAGCTAGTAGAGCACACATACAGCCTATAAACCCCTCGTTAGTTTTAGGGGCAGGGCAGATAGGCCAAGTTGTAATAGTAGGGGCCGGAGGGGGCGGAGATGTTGCACAACCCAGTGGGAGCGTAAGTGCAACAGGAGGAGTAGGGACAGTATCGCCATATTCCGCCCTTACAGTGACTGTAGCTAATCCGGGCGCAGGAAACAGATACTATGTTGAAGGAGCGTTACAAGCTACGATGAGTTTAAGTGAAGGTAGCACTTACAGAATAGATCAGAGCGATAACTCAAACAGCGGCCACCCTTTGAGATTTTCTACCACATCTGATGGCACGTGGGGCGGGGGAAGCGAGTATACAACAGGAGTGACTTACGTAGGATCACCCGGAAGTGCTGGAGCGTATACACAGATAGTCGTAGCTGTTGGCGCTCCTACTTTATATTACTATTGTTCAAACCACTCAGGTATGGGTGGGCAAGCAAATACACCGTAAGGGGTTTGAAAATGAAAAGATCAAACAAAAAGGCGCCCAGTGTTATTGAACACCCCAACGAGCCTGTGGCTTACAAGGTGGACACTGTTAATCAACCGCCTAAAGACATGAAAACTAGTGGCGTTAAAATTCGCGGTACTGGTGCTGCTACTAAAGGCACAATGGCACGGGGGCCAATGGCGTAGTGAATTACACTGAGCTAAAAGCAAATGTAGAAGATATCTGTGAGCAGACATTTACGGCAGATCAACACGCCATGTTTGCAGAGCAAGCCGAGCAGAAGATATACAGCACGGTGCAGATTCCTGCGTTGCGTAAAAATCAAACAGGTACTTTAACTACTGGGAATAAGTATCTGACGATGCCTAGCGGTATGTTGTACGTGTTTTCTTTAGCAATTATTAGTGGGAACAACTACATTTACTTGTTGGACAAAGACTCTAACTTTATTCGTGAAGCCTATCCTAACCCTGCAACAACAGGTACACCCCAACATTACGCTATATTTGACGAAACAAGTTTTATTATAGGGCCAACACCAGATGCTAATTACGCTGCCGAAATACATTTTGGGTACTACCCACAGTCGATTGTGACTGCTGGCACTACTTGGCTAGGCACTAATTTTGATTCAGCGTTGTTAAATGGCACGTTGGTAGAAGCAATACGCTTTCAGAAGGGTGAGCCTGATATGGTGGCGTTGTACGAAAAAATGTACGTGCAAGCATTGGCCCTGTTGAAGAACCTTGGTGACGGCAAGCTCCGCGAGGACACTTACCGTTCTGGGCAGGTTAGGAGAGAAGTCGCTTGATTAGTGCAGATGGTCTGGTTGAAGTAGGCACTGTTACAGTATCTGCTGTTTCAAACCGGGGCTTTACTCCCGAAGAGTTGGCTGAACAGGCATTAGATAAGATTATTTATGTAGGAGGCAACTGCCATCCGGCCATACAGGAGCAGGCAGAGGCTTTCAAAAATCAAATTCGTGGTGTGTTAGTGGAAAGCATGAAACAAGCTATACGATCTGATCGCACTACTTTGGCAAATAGATTCCGTGATGTTGGGCATTCGGAACTTGTAAAATTATTGGAGATTTAACATGGCTATTACCGTCACTACAGCGATGCCAACCAGCTTTAAAGTTGAGCTGCTTAAGGGTTTACATGACCTGCAAAATGGCGCTGACACGCTGAAGATTGCACTATTAAAGGCAACTGCTTCAGGTTCAGGCACTTATGGCGCTGCAAGCACTAACTACTCTAACATCACTGGCAACAGCGATGAGACTAGCGGCACAGGTTACAGCGCAGGTGGCAACACTCTGACCAACGTAACTCCTGTGGCTAGTGGCACTACTGCTGTCTGCGATTTTGCTGACACTACTTGGTCAAGTGCGTCTTTCACTACAAGTGGCGCGATGATCTATAACACTAACAACTCTAATTCTGCTTGTGCGGTATTAAGTTTTGGTGGCGATCAAACTGTTAGCACTGGCGATTTCCAAATCCAGTTTCCCGCTGCTGGCGCCTCTACTGCGATTATTCGCATAGCCTAGTAGGACAGCCTCATGTATTCAGGGCCAACAAGCGGCTTTGGTGAGCGAGGCTGGGGCAGTAATAGCTGGGGTGGTGTAGGTACCATCCTAGACCTCGGGGCGACTTGGGGAAATGGTGCTTGGGGCGAAGGTGCTTGGGGTGCGAATGTCAATGTCTCCGTTTCCGCCACTGGGGCAGTAGGGACAGTAACATTTGCCATATCGGATAGTGTTGTTCCGGTAGGCGTGGCGGGCACAGGTGCAATAGGCACCGCAGTTATCGTATTAGGCGATAACGTAGCTCCCACAGGAGTGGAAGGCACCGGAGCTGTAGGTACTGTAGTAACTAACTACAGCAGCGTCCAAATACCCACAGGGGTACAGGGCGTAGGAGAAATGGGGGGCTTCATCGTTGCTGTAGACGATGTGGTGATCCCGGTAGGTGTCGAGGGTACCGGCGCGGTTGGCACTGCAAATGTTTTTATTGCCGACATTGTTATACCAGATGGCGTAAGTGCCACAGGTGCTGTAGGTAGTGTAACAACCCAAGTAGCTCTTAATGTTACTGGGGTCAGTGGAACCGGAGCTATAGGTACTGCAACAGATGCAGTAGTGCCTGCAATCACAGGCGTATCCGGCACAGGTGCCATAGGCACAGCAACACCAGCCTACGATAGAAATGTTACTCCAACAGGCGTATCAGGCACAGGACAGATAGGTGCAGATGGCGCTACTGTAGTTCCAGCAGTAACAGGTGTAGCAGGGACGGGTGCAATAGGCACCGTAGCGATTTCGGTAGACGAGACAATTATTCCTACGGGAGTAGCTGGAACCGGTGCAGTTGGGGATGTAAACTTTTTTATATGGACTACAATAGACGACAGTCAAACACCTAACTGGACAAACGTAACAGACACACAGACGCCCGGATGGGTGGATATAGATAAAGCCGCCTAGGAGCTGACGAATGGCTACTTATGTAAATAATTTAAGACTCAAAGAAATTACCACAGGTGATGAAGACGGCACTTGGGGCACAAGCACTAACACTAATTTAGAGCTTATCGGGGAATCGCTAGGGTATGCTACCCAAGCTGCGT